TACGTCTAGCATGTCCTTAATATCCAGTTCCAGGTCTGGTGCATGTTGTTTTACCCGCAGTTCATCGACAATTGGATTAACATAGGTGTTCAGGTTTGTAAGGTAGATTGCTTTAACTTGCTCAACATTACTATGCGTTGACTCGGTTGAGCTACCCCCGCCCAATATATCACTTGGGATGCCGAATGCTTGAGAAATCTGATCAGCGGAATAACTTGCATTCTCATTCAATGCTTTAAAGACATCGGACTTCATTTCAAACTGCTCATAATCAAACCCATCCGGAAGTACCATCAAGCGACCAGAGTTATCACCCGTATTGGCCTGTTCGAAAGCGTCACGGGCATCACTTAAATCCTCACCATCATTGATTAAATTACTGATTTTTAGCTTTCCGGCCGGACTCATCTGATTCTCAAGTGTTTTCAAATTGCTCTCATTACTTTTAGTCTGAACTGTGAGCGCATCCTGCAAACTCTCAAGTGGTGAACGGCCAATCAAAAAACGATACCCAGGGTCCGGCATCAATCGAAAGTGCAACATTTGATCCTGTGTAAGTACCATCTTTGGACGGTCGTTGTTTTCGGCAACAGTATAGGTTATTCCAACATTACCAGGTAAATAATTAATTTGAACATCCGAAAGCGGAATACTTTCCAAATTATCACCAACCAAAGGAACATAAGCATTTCCACCCAGGCAAAGCTGAATCAAAATACCTTGCCAAAACGAAAAGCGACTAATTAGATTACTAGGATACTCAAGTCGCTCTAATGCAGCTGTATTGTCTGTTTTAAAATGTGCCGATGCAACGTCACTGGCAATCCGGTTGATTACACTAAAAACATTAATATTTTGCAACGCCTTATTGGCCCCTACATAAGCAATTGGGGCACCACCAATTTTAGAAATCAGCGGCGCAAATCCTGGCGAACTTGGATAAAACGTATCAGTCACTTTTTTATTGGTAAAATTTCGTGGGGTTAATAGTCCCATTATTGTTCACCTCTTTCCTTATCCAGAATGAAGGCAACAAAACATAACTCAACCCCGCTAACCAAGTAGCCAAGCACCATATTAAATAGAAAGGCCGCGACGGCGACTAATATCAATCCAATAACAAATAAAATTACTGTAATCCAATTATTGATAAATTCTTCAATTACTTTTGACATTCAATCACCACCTCATACGCCAAACATTGCTTTGAAAAAGCTTCGACGTTCTTTTTTATCCATATCATTCAATGGATTGTACCCGTCCTCATGATAATTTTCGAAATAGTCCTGAGCCTGAGAATGTGCATTGATTAGTGCATCGCTGGTATCAATGTGCGTGCTAGTTCGGTTTTGACGGTCGATTTTAACCGCTCCACCAGCATCTTCCTTCAAAATAGCGTTATTCAATCCGTCTATCAATAACGGGTCATTGAGGATCTGAATACTGCCGTTAACAAATTTATTTTGAAAATCTTTTGTCGGATTAGACAAATTATAAGAAGTTGGCGCCAACGTCAGTAACGGCCATGTCGGTTGATAATTTTCAATCTTATTAACAAACCACTTACCGAGATTAGGATCGGCAACTATCGCTTTTACATTGAGCTGATTAACCTTAACAAAATCGATAATCCATTGATAAATCTGATCGTTACTGATCACACCACTTGCTAAGTCAGTAATGCTGACAAAGTGCTGTTTCTCAAGCTTGCGATAATCCAAACCATCTTGTTTAGACTTAGCCTCAATAGACTTTGCTTGTGCAAACGGAATGAAGCTATGCTGCATTGCATAAAACATCTTTTTGCCATTATCCAAGTACGGGAACTCCATGCCAAATGACGAATTGTCATTCGTTTGGCTTCCATCAAATCCGATATACACATCGCGACCATGAATATCAAAATCAGAAACAATATTTTTTTGAATATTATCAAGTGACAGATAACTATTCTGAAAACGGCGACTCCAAAGGTTTAATGACTTATTGACAAACGTTTCAAGCGTACCTTCACGTTCATTATCATCTCTATCTTTTATCAATGAATCAACTAGGTCTGCAGCCTTGGCATCGGGATATTCATTTAAAAGCGGATTAGACTTGGGCCACGTTTTAGGGTCAAATACTTCATCTTCAGAATCCTGATTGTAAAGCATTTGGAATGTATTATCACCGTCTCGGTCATTGTCATGTTCAATAACACCGCGCATGATGTCTTGATCATTTTTGAACTTTACTTTGACATCTGGATAAGCAGTTGAAATCTTAACAAACAACTTATTGTGAATACCATTCTGCCCAGATGTGATCTGATTAAGTGTTTCGTTGAGCGCTGGCCGGAGATTACCAATTTCATCGAAAACGGCCACAATATTATGAAATGAATCGAAACCACCGCCTTGCGATGTCCCTTTTCTAATAATATTTTTATTCTCTTTACCGATAATCTGATAGGCTTGTGCTTCGACATTATTTTCGGCAACCCAATCTTTGAAGTCATCTAATTGCATGATCTGCTTGGCTTGAAGTGAAACGTCATTAAACAATTTGCTAGCATGATCACTATCATAGCTTGCAACTAAAAAATCTTGTGACGCGGCTCCAACGCAGACCACGAAATAATAGAAATTGATAATCATGGATGCAATCCATGTCTTACCTTGCTTACGAGCTACCGAAATGTTGGCGGTAGTATAACGTGTACCATTATTTTTAGGATTTCGCCATCCAATTAAACTATCTAAAATGAATGATTCCCATTTTTGTGGCTCAATTTGTTCACTAAGGTCGTCTGGATTTGGTAGCAAACGTATAAAATATTCGATTGCATTGACCATATCTGGGCTATATTCATATGGAAAATCATCATTTCCAATTCGTAATAAATCATTTAGATGACGAATACACCCCAATTGTGTATCACGGCTAGTTATGTATTCATCCGTAAACATGACCTGATAAGCGTACTCCGTCCCAGGGTCACTATATTTCTTTGGCAATTTCCGATAATCATCAATAAACGGTGCAACCTCTGCTTTAATATCTTTAACGCCAGTAAAATCAAACGTCTGCACCAAAGCTGACCCCTCCTAGTGGTGATTTAGTCTTTTTTTCTTTTGGCTTAGCAATTGTTAATTGCCGGAGACCCGCGTCAAATGAAAATCCCATCTCATAACCCAATGACTTCAAATTGCGAACACAGTCATTTAGTTGAATCGCCTGGGGTGCCTTGTTCAATGGATGACCGTCTTTTGAACGAAGGTAAGATCCATGCTCCCGCAGCTCATTTTCAGCTTCTAAATAAAGTGCATAATAAGTGCAGTACAATTCTAAATTAGACTGGTCAACTCGTTTCAAGTACCCCATTTTTTTGACCTCTGGGACTAGAATACGCCAAAGCGCCTGCGCATTTTTAAGTAAATGAGTTGGTGGTGTAATCTGGATATCATCCAAATCAACTGTCCCATTAATCTTGGTTACCTTCTTATCGCTTGTAATGACTTTGAGCTTGTTTTTTTTGGAATCCATCGTGATTCTCTCCTCCTTTAACTAATATCATTGTAATTTATAGCAATTTTTATCTAATTATTGTTAGCAAAAATGGTTACAATCACTGTTATAACAGCAATTGGTGTTTTCAAAAAGCAATGTTTTTCTGATTTTTGATCGTGTAAAAAAAGGACGGCTATGTGTGAGCTTTCCTCACAGCAATATAGGCCCCCCCCTACTTAAAAAATTAATTGGATTTATTTTCTCGCTCCAATATCCATTCAATAATTTGTTCTTGATTCCATTTTTTTGTCGTATCAAGATTTTCAATTAATGATTTCGACTGATAAATCTTGGATTCAAGCACACCTTTCCAATAATGGCATCTCTTACAAATGACCCAAAGGTTATTCTTATCAAGTTGCTTGCGCTTGTCCACTCGTCTTGGCACTATGTGATCAGTCACTAGGTAACCAGGCTTGTCATAGGTTCGACCACAGCACTGACAAGTGAAGTATGCCTCATGCTTTAGTTGTCGGCTTAGGATTGACCATAACTTGGATTGATAGAACTTGTTGGCTTCCTTGTCACGTTGATGATGATTGTAGTCACGATAGTTCTGCTGGCGATTACGGATACTATCCTTAGTGAATTGCTTATAGTAGTCTGCATGCTTAGTGCAGTATGGATTTACTTGACCGTATGGAATTAGTGTAGAGCAGTTAGACTTGCGACATACTTTATATCTCATAACAAGGGCTTAAGCTTATTCAGGGCTTCCATAACCAATACATCCTTATGTTGTTGTATTGCTCGTTGATGCTTAGCAACTAATAATGCTTGACGACTAGCAGACTGCTCCAACGGTCTCATCGCTTTCTGCAAGTCATTGCGACATTTACGCCAATCACTCATCAATGATCTTCGTTCATAATCGTTCATTACATCACCCCTAAATATTAATCCAATAATAAAAGCTCGGATAACTAATCCGAGCTTCCTACTTATACACCAAGTTCTGCCTTTAAAGCATCCGTGGCAATGCGAGATACATTAACCTTACGTTCCTTGGCGAGATCGTTTAAATACTGTGGCACAGTTATGGTTCTCCGAACAGTCTGAGTATTCTTCTTTAACCACTTATCCATATCAACTGAGATATAGATAATCCGCTGATTACTATCCAGTTTCCACTCTGATGGGTCTTGTGGTTCTGGATAAGTTTCACCATCCAGCATAGTTGCAATTGCATCCTCGGCTTGATAAGCAAGGTCAGCCAGCGTATCTCCCTGTGTAACCATACCATTAATGTTAGGAGACGTGGCAACATAATAATGGCCATCATCGTTAAACTCTGTCGCAATAATTGGATATACTAAACGTTTTTCCATCGATATTATTAGGATATGCCAAAGCAAGGCTTTATTTCAGCCCTGCTTGCTTTCTGATTGCCATCTCGGT